AAGGGCGCGATTTCTTCGGGCGACCGACCGGATTTGGCGGCATAGCCTTGCAGCAGGCTGCCCTTCACCTTGTCGAGCGCCTCGGCCATTGCACGCATGTCGGTGGCGGTGCCCATGACGATACCGGAAGGATCGTGGATCATCAGAAAGGCGTTCTCCGGCATGACGACTTCGTCACCTGCCATGGCAATGTAGGAGGCGGCCGAGGCGGCAATGCCGTCGATCCAGACCGTGACAATGCCGCTGTGACGGGTCAGCGCGTTGTAGATTGCCACCGCATCGAAGACCGAGCCGCCCGGGCTGTTGAGCCGCAGATCGATGGGAGCGCCCTCGGGCAGCGCGCCGAGTTCGGCCAGAAACCCCTTTGCCGAGACGCCGTAAGCCCCGATCTCGTCATAGATCAGCACTTCCGCGCCGGTTCCCCGGGCGCGGATCGTGTACCAGCTGTTCATGATGTCACTCCTATTCTTCTGTGGCCGGATCGGCCGCCGCTGCGCCCTCGTCCCGGTCATCGCCATTGCCATCGCCATTGCCATTGCCATTGCCGGGGTCCGGACGGGTGGCCGGCGTAGCACGCGCGCCCTGCGTCTCGCCCGGGCTGGTGCGGTAGTGCAGACCCAGTGCCGCCACGCGGGCCGCATCGGCTGCGTTTTCGCGGTCGATTTCCTCGACGTCGTAGCCCGTGGCCTCGACAACCTTGCGGCGCGAGACGATCCCGGCTTCCATCGCCAGCACCTGCGCCTGGATGTCCTTCAGCGGATCGACCCAATCCCAGCGTGGCGGGATCCAGTTCACCGGGCGGTACCGCGCAGGTGACGCTGCAAAATTGGACAGTTCCAATGCCCCCGACAGGGCAGCCGTTTCCAGCCAGCGTGCCCAGACCGGACGGCAGAGCTGATGCGCGACAACGCTGTGCTGCAATTGCTCGACGCGGCGGCGGAACTCGACCAGTTCCGCGCGCAGGCTGGAATAGTTGGCCTGCCGCACATCGCCGGTGACCAGATGATAGGGCAACCCCAGCGACGCTGAGACTGATAGCAGCGTCCGGTATTGGAACGCCTCATAGCCACCGCCGACATCGGCAGGGCTCGAGAACTTCACATCTTCGCCCGGCAGCAGCACCTGCATCGTGCCGGGTTCGAGGCTCGCGATGGCCGTGCCGTCGAGATCGGCCACGCCCTCCCCCATCATCGGCTCTTCCGGTGCGGTCTTGGTGATGAAGCCCGCAAACATCGCCGCGGTCTTCTTGCGGTCAAGCTCGGCATCATCATACTGGTCCAAGAGGAACAGCCGCACCATGGCGGGCGCCACATGCGGCAACCCCCGGATTTGCCCTGCGTCGATAGGGCGGTAGATGTGCAGAATATCCTCGGCAGGCACGCGCACAGTCTCGGGCACAGCGACACGCTGATCGGTGCTGTCGCCGGGATGCCGGCGGCGAAAGTGATAGGCCACGCGCCGCCCGATCAGGTTGAACTCGATGCCGCAACGGATGCGATTGCCGTTGGTGGCAGTCTCGATCTTCTCGAAGGGCAGCATCTCGGATTGCAGCAGTTGCAACTGGATCGGTACCAGCAGCCCGTCCTCGGCCCGGCGCGGCCGCATCCGCACAAAGCATTCGCCCGCGACAAACATCTCGCGCGCGACCATGGCTTGCAGGCCGTAGAAATCGGTCAGCCCATCGGCGTCCGCCTCGTCCGTCCATGCGAGCCAGAGCTTTTGCACCCGGTCGCGCAGCGCCGCATCCTCGATCAGCGATGAGGGCTTGATCCCATCGCCGATCAGGTTCGACGCAAAGGCCTCGCAGGCATTGGCCGCATAGCCGTTGGTGACCACGAGTTCGCGCGCCCGCGCCAGCAGACGCGGGCCACCCGAGGCCACGAGCGCGTTGATGTTCTCCAAGGGCGGGTTCCAGCCCCGCAGACGGCGCTGCGACATGGCACCTTCCAGCCGGGCACGCACGGCCGCAGGGCCGCCCCGCGCGGGACGGCGAAAGCGGTCAAACAAACCCATGATCTCAGAGCCCCTTCGCCGTCGTCACGCGGATCTGCCGCACGATCCGCCGCCCCTCTGCTGCTGCGATCTCGCGGTCCAGCGCCTCGATGGCGCGGTCGATTTCCGCGACGCTGCGATAGTCAACGGACTTGCCGTCGTAGCTGACACGGGCTACGCCAGAGGCCCGCTGGGCGCTCAGCGCGTCACGCCGCGCGCGGATTTCTGCAATCGTCGGCATGTGTGATGGACCCAGAATTAAGAATTGATGCAGTAACCAGGCAGCAGGCCGAGCGAAGGAAACAGAATGACCCCTACCGAAATCATGCAAGATTTCTTGAATGGCGAGGTTCCCCTCAAGGAAAGAATGCTGAAGGTCCGAGATAAACGCAAAGTCATCGGCCCGATTTTTGTCGATCTGGTCACACGGCTGGGCCATCAACCGATACGAGAGATGAACCAGGCCGAATTGGATGCGCTCGTGCCAGCCCTTTTCCTGCTTGCAGAGTGGCGTGAGCCATTCGCCTACCGCCCCACGATCAGACTGCTCTCCCGCCCGACACAAATCGTCGAGCAGCTTGTTGGTGATCACGCCGTCGACAGCAGTGGCTTTCGCATCCTCGCCAGCACGTTCGATGGCGATCTAACCCCACTGCGCGAGGCAGCGTGCGACCCGCGCGCTGATGAGTTTGTTCGAGGCACCTTCATGAATGCCCTCGTCCTGGTTTCGCTGGCGCATCCGAAACGGCGGGCCGAAGTGGAGGGATTTTTCAGGCAGTTTCGCTCACTTTGTCCGGAAGCCCCAGAAGAAGTAATGATCAGCTGGATGGATTGCGTTGCCGAACTCGGACTGGAGGACCTGTCAGAGAGCGTGCGAGACGCGATGCAGAAAGAGGCAATCCCCAGCCACCACACCGATTTCGCCACTTTCGAAGCCAAGCTACGGGAGACGATCGAGGGGAACGGCGTGCCCGCTGGTGGTCGTTATCGCAAGTTCCTCTTGAGTGACGCCATATCCGAGCTGGTCAACAATGGCGTCTAAAGCTGGCGCTACAGTCCGATCAGCAATTCCGCCACGATGTGTGACGGCGTCTTTGGCCAGCAAGTAGGTAGGTCAGCCCATGTAACTGGATCGCACCGTCCGTCGCGCCGATGACGCACGGGCGGGCGATTTTTTCGCAGCCGAGGTGTCTGGCGGTGTCGCCTCGACCGCCAGATGTCGCTCTAACTCGTGCCAGCGCGCCTCGGGCCAGCGATCGGCACCTGCGATCCATGCGGCCGCGCGCGCATAGACCCGGGTGTCCAGCGCCTCGTTGCGCTCGCGCATCTTCTGCCATTCGAGCTTTGTGAACCCGCGCTTGCTCTTGACGGTGATCAGTTGCTCGGCGGTCAGTTGTTTGAGCCATTCGTCGTCCGCCCAATCCGGCACATGGATGGTGCCGGGGGGAAACGCTTTGCCCGCTTGCTGTTCCTCTTTCGTCGGCCGGTCCTGGCGCAGGAAGCGATAGGTCTCGGCCTTGAAGGTCGAGGTCGCCACAGACCAGAGCCGGGCGCCGCGCCGCAGCCGTTTACCCCCGATGGTCGCGTCGACATAGGTCGGGCCCGTCACCGGGCTCGCGCGGTTGAAGCCCTCGAGCCCCTTGACCGGCGCCACCTGCGCAAAGCCCACCTGCCGCGCCCAGGCATAGACCGCGCTGGTCTCATAGCCGGTGTCGATTGCCAGCCGCGCGATGGTCAGGTGCTGGCCACTGGCATGCGCCCATGTCCGACCCAGCAGGTCGGTCAGCTTTTGCCAACAGTCCGGATCACCCGGGCCGCCCTCAATGACGACATGATCGACCAACCAGCTTTCTAACCCCCGGCCCCAGGCCCAGACATCGACCTCGATCCGGTCCTTTTGCACGTCGGCCCCGGCGGTCAGAAAGAGCCCGCCTGCCGGGATCGTGCCCGGCGTCCACGCCTCGCGCCGATCCGCCAGTCGCTGCCAATCCGGGGCTTCGCCGGTCTCGAACCAGGTCTCGCCGAGGACCGTGTTCCGAAACACCCGCATCGCATTGTCATTGCCTTGCGCCGCCTCCCAGGCGCGCGCGATCCGCGCCCAGCTGAGCCAGCCGATGGGCGAATAGAGCGCCGAGAGGTGATAGCCCACGGTATGTGGATCAACTGATACCGCCATCGCGCGCCATGCGCCCGCCGCCAGCATCGCCGTCTTGTGGTGCTCGGCGATGGGTTTGTCACACCCCTCGCAATAATATTCCGCCGTGTCCGGCAGACCTTTGTCCCAGCGCAAGCGCTCGAACTTCAGCCATTGATCGTGCCCGCAATTCGGGCATTGCACATGATAGCGCCGCTGGTCGCTGGCCTCGAATTCGCGCTCGATCCGGCTCAGCCCCCGAATGGTAGGCGTTGAGATCAACAACGCCTTGCGCCGATGCGCAAAGGTCAGCGAGCGGGCCTCGGCCAGGCTGACCGGATCGCCTTCCTCGTCGGCCGAGGCCGGATAGGCATCGACCTCGTCCAGAAAGAGATAGCGCGCGGGTGTCGAGCGCAGCCCCACGGCCGAGTTCGCCCCGGTCATGATCAGGATGCCGCCGGCGAATTCCTTGGACAGCATCGTGTTGCCGGCATCGCGCGAGCGTGCGGGCTTGACCCGTTCGCGCAACTCCGGGCTTTCCTCGATCAGCGGATCGATCCGCTGGCGCGAGTTGCGCTTGGCCAGTTCCACCGTCGGCTGCACTGCCAGCATCGGCCCCGGCGCGTGATGCATGACAAACCCGATGAAGCAATTGCCCGCCTCTGTTGCCCCCACCTGAGCGGCCTTCATGAACACGACCCGCTGCACCGGACTCGCGGGCGAGAGCGCGTCCATGATCTCGCGCATGTAGGGTGTGCGCGCTGTGCGGTACCGCCCCGGTTCCGCCGAGGCGCGCGAACTGAGCCAGCGGTGCCGGTCGGCCCATTGCGACACCGTCAGGGTCGGGTCGGGCCGGATGCCCCGCGACCATTGGCGCAGCAGGTCCTTCGCGCCGTCGAAGGCAAGGACATCGTCATCCAAGGCCGGTCCGGATATCGGCAAGGCTGTCGAGTTGGGCGCGGACATGGGCTTCCAGAACCTTTTGCATCAGCGCCGCCTCCACCGTGATTTCTCCGCCAAGGGCTGCGGTCAGTTCCGAGGCCATCAGGGCCGCAACCCGCGCAGGCCATGTCACCCAGGCATCGCGTTCCTCGCGCGCGAGGCGAAACATCAGCGTCTCGGCGCGCGCCCGGTCGACCAGCTCGCCTTTCAGCTTTTGCAGCCGGATGCGGCGTTCCTGCGCTTTCAATACTTCATTGGCCGTCTTGGCCTGCAAAAACGTCGTGCCGCCGCCAGTCACCGGGGGTGGCAATCCTTCCTCGCGCAGCGTCTCGCCCACGGCGCTGACGGCGGCCTCGGGCACGGGCTTCAGTCTGGCTTTCGCGGCCACCGGCGGTTTCGGCGGGGCGCGCGATTTCGACGGGTCGGTCATGGCCGCACGGCGCGTATCGGACGCCTCGGCATCGATGCTTCCATCGGGCAACATTACCAGCCGTCCGGCTTCCTTGGCCTTCTGGATCGCCCCACGCGACAGGCCCACGCGGGCGGCGTATTGGCGTTCGCTCAGGCCCGGCATGGTCGCGTCCTGCCTCTCTTAAAGCAATGTTATTGCTGCGATTTGAGTTGATTACACTGCGCTGCAGAGCGATTCTGGGTCTTGGGAAACGGGGTGCTTCGAGCACCCCTTGCAAGGATCGGAGACCATCATGCGCGCGCAGGAACGGATGGGTCACAGCTCGATGAGCGAGGGTTGGAAAGACCATACCAGCCCCGCGCAAGAGCGGGTGAGCTGGGTGATGGACGAGGTGATGTCCGGGCGGATGAGCCAGGCCGACGGGAATGT